TTCTCCTGTGTGCCGCATGTAGCGGGGTTTGATTTGTTTAACTTTTGCGAGTTCGTCTTTACTCATCGGTTTGTGGACGTATTCAATCGTGTCAAACTCCTGCCACGCTTGACACACGACACAATCGGCATCGTGGTCAGGGCATCGTTCGCCCCAGTAATTTTTAATGGCCTCTTCGATCATGTTCATAGTTCTTCTCCTACAGCGCATACTTGTTGAGACCCTTGAGGTCGGCTTTGTTTGTGACGAGTGTCGCGCCTTGCTTGTGCGCGATAGGTGCAACGCACCAGCTTGACCGAACTTGTTGAGCGCGGAAGTCGCCGCAGTCTAGGCAGAAGTTGTAGCCTAGTTGACGACGACGATGGTCGTATTGTTCGCCGCATGAACGGCAGGTGACGGTCTTTAGTGCCATAGTCTTGGTCTCCATTGCTTGGGTAGTGAGTCACTACAGTTTTGGTTGTTGGCGCGGGTCGCGCGGTACGTTGTGCTTTTCGTGACAACATATACTAATGTACCACGTATAGTGACAAATGTCAAGTTTTCTGACATATAAGATAATGTTCCGTCCTATGGTATCGTATGGTGGTATATAACTACAAATATATGGTTAAGTGTTTGTAATGTAAGGAATGTTCCGCTTGTTCCATAATGTTCCACGCTAAGTGCTTGTAATGCAAGGAATGTTCCAATGTTCCGTTGATACCGGAGAAACACCCGCAATTTTTGGATTTGTGAGGGGAGTTGGAATCGCGAGAAAGGGGGGGTCGCGTAGGAAGTGCTTCTTTTAAACTATGGAACATTTGGAACATTAGGAACATTATAAATAAAACAGTTACTTGCAAACGGGTGTTTTGGAACTTCTTCTGGAACATTAGGAACATTATTGTGGAACATTATAAAAATAAGGGTTCTATCACTGCATACATGCTGTGGCGCAATGCTGCTTCGAGAACTGGCTTCAATCGAGTAGTGAGTCACTACCTTACTTAACAAAAAACCTGAAACGTCAATAAACACACAACAACATCTCGTCACGTGTCGTCGGCCTGACGCGCGAAGCTGCTTGGAGAACTGGTATCGTTTGGGTAGTGAGTCACTACTTGTTCTGGTGTGGGTGATTTGGTGGCCGCGCCGAATCCGATGCGTGACGCGCGAAGCTGCTTCGAGAACTGGCTTCAATTGGGTAGTGAAATACATACAGAAATCTAGACACAAAAAAAGCCCCGAACCTTTCGGCTCGGGGCGTGGATTAGATATAGAATAGAACAGCGAACCAACAGCCTATTGTTGCGGCGGTCGTAAGGTAAAGGATAATTGTACGGGTGACTCCGACTGTGCGGATGTCTTGGTGAATGATTTGTTTAACGAGTCGATAGTATTCCATGTGCTCTCTCCAAGCTGATCGATTAGATATTGTTTGCGTTTGAGTAGATCGTGGCGCGGCATCCGCGACATCATGTGATAGCTATATTGATTAACGTGTTGCATGGTTATCTTCCTTGTTTGTGGATATGATAGTTTCGATTAAGGCCTCTATCTGTTTCGCCAATATCGCGGGCGAAACAGCGCAATCGAAATCGGCATCCGACAGGATCATATTGCGGGCTTGTCCTAATAGTTCAGCAGCGTGGATATCAGTAAACTTAGTCATGTTATTCTCCATTGGTTTGATTGGGTAGGAGCGGCATGATTGCCGCTCCATTGTGCTTAGCCGATTGTCTTGGCGAGATTTGCCAATCCAGTGGTCAGATCATCGAGATCAATTGAGCACTCGAATTCATCCGCTTTCTGGATGCGCTTGATTGCATCGTTCAGCAATTCGCGGACCTTGGTCTCGGCTGACACCGTGCGAGTGTCCGCTCCGCTCTTGCCCGATGCAATCTCCGCATCGATATCCTCACGATGCTTGAGCTGTTTCTTGATGTCGCCGATTACCGCGTTGGCTTGGCGCATCCAATAGGCTCGCGTCTGGCCGTTGACAGTCTTATCGCCGCATACCTTGGCGCTCATCTCCATCATGGCTTGCGCCTGTTTCGGGAAGCCCGAATTGATGGTGGCTTTCAAGAACGCCCAGCTCTCATCGCTGGCCGCGCTGCCATCTGATTTTGGGCTGATACAATGTGCCGATGTCCAACCTGCGCCGCGCAAGATGTCGGTGCGTTTGATGCGAGCGATGTCAGTCTTAACTGTGGTCGCTGCCCAATCGCGGACTGTGGTTTCGATTTCAGTGTTGATTGTAACGTGTGTCATGTTGTGTCCTTTCAAAGACGTTAGTCAAACGTGCTTGATTGCCCGTTTGATGTAACCAGTATACACGTTTTGGTGTGTCTTGTCTCGTTATTAGCCGTCATATGACGCAATAGTAGTGACTCACTACCTTTTCTGACATATAGCGACCCCCACCTACCCCCGACCCCCCTGTACAGCGACACGCGTCGCACTTCTCTATAATAAAGATTTGCGCGAATTTTTTCGTTTTCCACGAAATCGGGCTTCGAGGAAGAGTATGCGTTAGCAGGGTTTAGTACTAAACTACCTAATACAATCAATAACTTAGACACCCCCCACCCTGTTTCGGCGCGCTATGCGTACCCCACCCCCCTAGTTTGAAAAAAGCAGTTAGGAGTCCCAGATTGAAAAGACGGAAAAAATTTTTTATACTCAAACGAAATAGGGGTGGATGAGATGGCGATACATGTAGAACCAGAACGTGGGGTGCCTATGCGCCCTGCACCAGAGATGAAAGACCTAAGTGTCAAAGCTGCCGCTGCCGCTCAGACGGTAGAGTACTTGCACGCCAATGGCTTAGAGGTAAAACCGAGCAACGCGGACAAGGATGCTGCCGCTGCATTGGCTGTGGCTTACGCCGAAGACCCCATCAAGACCTCCAAGGCTGCAACTCCGAAACGGGTGGCGAACTTGACTCCTGCAACCCTGCTGATGACAGATCGAATACTAAAAGACTTTGGGCATTCGGTAGTTAAAAGCGCCACTCAGGTACGTCACTTGGTGACAAACAAGTTGATCGAAGAGACAGAGAATCCTGACCCGCGTATCCGCATCCGTGCTTTGGAGCTGCTGGGTAAGATCAGTGATGTAGGGTTGTTTGCGGAGAAGTCTGAGGTGACAGTTACTCACCAGACTACAGATGACCTGAAGGACAAACTGCGCGAGAAGCTGGCACGGCTGGTGAATCCAGAGGTCGAGGACGCTGTAATGGTGGACGCGGAAGCCATCGACGTGGACAAGGAGCTAGGGCTGGATGGCGATTGATTTAGCTAATTTAGCTACAGAGATGGAGTTCTCTCCTGCCGAAGTACAGCACATGCTGGACAACTTGGACTCGTTTAGCCCGGAGGAGTTAACAGAGATCGACAAGATCGTGGGGGAACTCTCCACGAGACAGTATAATCAGTCAGCACATGACGACCTCATAGAGTTCTGTAAGCGGATGCAGCCTGACTATAAGGTGGGTAGACATCACAGGATACTGGCAGACCAGCTTATGGCGTTGGAAGACGGCTCCAAAGATCGCGTATGTGTCAACATACCCCCACGTCACGGTAAGTCGCAGCTTGTGTCTATATTCTACCCAGCTTGGTTCTTGGGGCGTAATCCTGACAAGAAGGTCATGATGGTCTCGCACACCACGGACCTCGCGGTGGACTTCGGGCGGAAGGTCCGTAACCTGATCTCTATAGATGCGTACAAAGATATATTCCCAGAGGTCGCGCTGGCGGTTGACTCGAAGTCTGCGGGGCGGTGGAACACGAACTTTGGGGGCGAGTACTTCGCCTGTGGTATTGGGTCAGCCCTCGCTGGCCGTGGTGCTGACTTACTTCTGGTTGATGACCCGCACTCCGAGCAAGATGTTATCAACGGTAACTTCTCAGTATTTGACAAAGCCTACGAATGGTTCACCTTCGGCGCTCGTACACGTCTGATGCCGGGCGGGCGGGTAGCTATTGTGCAGACACGTTGGCATATGGATGACCTTACAGGCCGTGTAACTAACGATATGGTGAAGAATCCGCTGTCTGACCAGTATGAGATCGTCGAGTTTCCGGCGATTCTGGACGCGGAAGACGCAGATGGTAAGCCAATACAGAAGCCATTGTGGCCTGAGTTCTTTGATCTGACGGCTTTAGAGCGTACAAAAGCGTCTATGCCTGCGTTTCAGTGGAACTCGCAGTACCAGCAGAAGCCTACGTCCGAAGCAGCGTCGATTGTTAAGCGCGAGTGGTGGAATATATGGCCCAATGACACACCGCCAGCCGTAGAATACGTCATTATGTCCCTTGATGCGGCGGCAGAGAAGCATAACCGTGCCGATTACACCGCGCTGACAACGTGGGGGGTGTTCTACAACGAGAATGAGAACGCACATCAGCTTATTCTCATGGATTCTATTAAGAAACGGCTGGAATTTCCTGAGTTAAAGACACTTGCCATGGAAGAATACAACAAATGGGAGCCAGATTCGTTCATTGTGGAGAAAAAGTCCTCTGGAACGGCGCTCTACCAAGAAATGAGGCGTATGGGCCTGCCTGTGCAGGAGTATACTCCCCACAGAGGCACCGGGGACAAGCTCGCAAGGCTTAATTCTGTGGCAGATATTATTGCATCGGGGCTTGTATGGGTGCCAGCCACCCGTTGGGCGGACGAGCTAGTAGAAGAAGTGGCGGGATTTCCGTTTATGTCGAACGATGACCTTGTTGACTCCACGGTTATGGCGCTTTTGCGGTTCAGGCAGGGTGGATTTATCCGTCTTCCGACTGATGAAATGGACGATGAACCAACTTATCAGCACCGCAGAGAGTATTATTAGTGCTTTTCCGCCAGTTTGTCGATCTTGCCTTCTAGGCGAAGTAGGTGATCTACGACTCTACTGAGTTCTGACTGATGGTCTTCCCGTTTTATATAGTTTTCACGGGTCATGTTAAGGAGAATGTTAAGTCTTTTTACTTCGTTGTTGAGTTGACTAAACCACCAAGCCAACGGAGCTATGATAAGCACCAGTACAATATCCCAAATCATTGGTATAGAAACTTCCATAGCTAACCTCGCTGCTCAACCCCTACTATACACAAAACAATTCCTCGATTCAACTAGGGGTCTTTATAGCTATGTTTTTTATGCTATAGTGTGATTTGAAGCGCGTACCTCCCAAATGCGTTTCACGGCGAGGTGGGCGTCCCCACCCAATGGTCCGCCTCGCCACTAGACGAATGGCAGTATAATCTGCTATTGTTTCAATATGTACACAGTTAGGAGACTGTAATGGCCGTCGAGAGACAGATAGAACCCTCAAATTTAGACATCGAAGGCACAGGCGCGGAAGAGATCGAAGTAGAGATCGTAAACCCTGAAGCGGTGTCCATTGATACGGGTGATGGTGGGGTTATTATTGATTTTGAAGGTACTATCTCCGACGAAATTATGGGTGGGAGCCACGACGAAAACCTCGCAGAAGTAATTGAAGATGGTGTTCTGGAGTCTATGGCGTCAGAACTTGTAGGGGATTTTGAATCTGA